CCCGTCATGGAACAAAGAAACCCAAGCCGCCAAAACGGCCAACGGACGCAACACAATCGCCCCCGCGCTAGTCATTGCGCTAATGGCAGCGCCAGAGAAACAAGCCCAAGCCATTGACGTGCAGTAGCTTACGCGTGATGGGCGTTTTTCGCACAATAACAGTTATATTCAGTTGGCTCTCAGCAACCGCGTGCGCGCCTGGTCGCGTAAACGTGCGCGGTATCGCGTGCGCGGGACAACACGGGGGAGGGGGAGACCCCACGACGGGGTGGTATTGATAATATATACCCCCCATACAACACGCCCTATATTTTGACGAAACCCCGCTACAGAGCCGCGCTAAGCGTTTTGGCAAATGTTACGCTGTTACGCCACCGCTCCCCCCCCCACCCCCTCTACCCCCTCTACTTTTCTGGGAACTTTTTACGAGATCATTTTTGTAGAGAGTTCCAGACTACTGGGTGGGGTGGGTGGGGTAGGTGGGGAAACACATTCCCAGTGTTCGATAATCGAACATCCCAGTGTCAGATAATCGAACATCCCAGTGTCAGATAATCGAACACTAATAAGTATATATAAGCTATAACCCCCAATAGAAGAGAGAGAGTATGACAGAACCACAACCCAAAGCGCCAAAAGCCGGTATCCGGATAAGCAACAGAACTGCCGACGAGATTGAGTCTGACGGCGATACGGTACAGCGCACTAAAGTCGGGTTACGCAAGAAGCGCGTACTGGCGCGTGACGGGGCCGCTACGACGTTTTCGAGCGGGAAGCGCGTCGGTAGACCACGCAAGACCAAAACGGCTTCAGAGACTAAATCTGAAACACTAAATGCAGTTTCCGGAAAACCGTCGCCAGAACTCATAGAAAAAGCCGCGCAATTACAGAATTTCCCAGAAATGTTCTTGGGCATAAAGCCGTACAGTTGGCAGTACGACGTGCTAAAAGCGATCAACTACAAAGAAAGCAAAGTGGCGCTCAAAGCTGCGAATGGTTCCGGCAAGACGAGTCTGGTGGCTGCGTGTGCGGTGTTGTGGCATTGCATGCGGTTTCCGGAAAGCACATGCGTGACCACGGCTGGGGTGTTCCGGCAAGTGAAGGATCAGTTGTTCCCGTACATCCGCAAATATGTGAGCGGTTTAAACGGTGGCGAGGGGTGGACGGTCAACGCGACGGACGTGCGCTTTCAGAACGGCAGTAAAGCAATTGGTTTCAGTACGAGCGAGGGGGGTCGCTTCGAGGGGTGGCACAGAACGGGGCCGACATCAAATCTGCTGATGATCGTGGACGAAGCCAAAACGGTTCCAGATGAAATCTCTGAAGCAATTAGCCGATGCCAGCCGAGCCGTCTACTCATCATGTCATCTCCTGGTTCTACGAGTGGTTTTTTCTATCGGGCATTCACGAAAGAAGCGAGTTTATGGGAGAGCTTCACGGTGGACGCGTATGCTTGTCCGCACATCCCAGAAAGCTGGATCGAAGAGCAGTTCGTCAAATATGGGAAAGACCATCCGCTCGTACGGTCAATGGTATTTGGCGAGTTTATGAACGTGGGGGAAGACACGATGGTAATCCCGTACAACTCATTGCAGCAATGCTTGCAGAACCCGCCGAGCCACATTGGAAAAGACAAGACGGCATTTTGTGATTTTGCGGCTGGGGGTGACGAAAACGTGCTGGCGATCCGTGTGGGTAACAAGATTGATAAGCTGATTAGCTGGAAAGAGCGGAACACGATGTCGGCTGTTGGGCGGTTTATTATTGAGTTTCAGCGTAACGGGCTGAAAGAAGACGAAGTATTTGCTGATGCCGGGGGTCTGGGTATTCCAATGTGCGACGCGCTGGCTGAAGCTGGGTGGACGGTGCATCGAGTAAACAATGGCGAGCGTGCGTATGACGACAAACACTACTTGAATCGTGGTGCGGAGATATGGTTTAAAGCGGCGCGGACAATTGAGTTAAACGAGATCATTTTGCCGGATGACGAGTTACTGTTCGCGCAAATGACCACGCGCAAGTGTAAGACAAACAGCAAGGGGAAGCTGCAACTGGAGTCTAAAGACGATATGCGTAGCCGTGGGTTACCGTCGCCTGACCGTGCGGATGCGGTGCTGGGGGCGATTTCATGCGGGGGCAGTGGGAGTTCGCTGAATCTGGAGCCGCGACCGAGTTTTATGGCCGAATTGGAGAACGTTCATATTGGCGGTGAGTTAGACACGGGCTTTAACGCGGGGTATTAAAGCGGTGGCGGCGTAATGTTGTGTTGGCGGTGGAGATCGCCGCAACGGTTTAGGAGCGTTTACGTCTCTGTACGCTCTGATTGGATCGCATGAATCAGTAGTTGCGTCCGTCGTTTGTTGTGATTTGGTTATTTGGTTTAATAGAAAAATTTATGGAGCTATCCACAGTTTGGCTGGGGGGTAGAAAACAGAGACGTGAAGACAAGAAGATTGATCGGGCGGCTGAAATCCACGGGGATAATGCTGATGCCATTGATGCTGCTTTTGGCAGCGGGGTGTCGGACGGTGGATCATCCGGTGACGCGGCTGACTAACGGAAACGTTAAGCGGCTAATGGAGTTGCCGGAGTTTGGCAATGTGCAAGAGTCTACCCAGCCGGTAACACGGTGGGCGAGTGAGGCTTTGCATACCGTCAACGACTTGGAATATCAATTGCGATATGCAAGAGAACAGAAGTGAGATGTATGAGGCGGTTTTGGAGTCAATCCATGACCGAGCGAAGTGGGAGCGCAGACAGGCGCTTTACTATGAAATGCGGCATGACGGTTTACGCCGCAAAAACAAGCCGTGGCCGGGGGCAAGTGATTTACATTTCCCGCTAATAGACACGGCGGTTAGTAAGCTCAAGCCGTTCTATTACCAGCAAATCACGGGGCGCGACACGATTTGTTCGTTCGTCCCAATGCGACAGCAGTTAGCTCCGCTGACGACAGCGGTTGAGCGCTGGTTCGATTATCACATCAAAGAGAAAACGAACTTCCAGAAAGAGTCGTTGACGTGGATTGATCACATGTTGATGGCGGGGCATTCCGTGCTGAAAGTGTTTTGGGATGACGAGAACAAGGCGTGTAAGTTTGAAGCTGTAGATCCACTTTACTGGATTATTCCAGAACACACGACTGATCTGCACGACGCAGATTGGATGGTTCAGATCATGCCCATGAGCGTGAGCGCGTTTTTGCGAGACAATCGTTACGACCACTCGTTGCTAGATAAGATACGCGGTGACGGGCGTGACGAGAACACGAACACTACGCAGCGGGACAACGAAAAGTTTCGGCGCGAGGGGCTGACATACAGCGATAACGAAAACATGGTTATTGTCTGGGAACACTATAAGCGAGACGAAAACGGGAACTGGATTGTATGCACGTACTCGCCGCTTGTTCCGGATCACGATCTTCGACCACCCATGAAGCTGCCGTATCGGCACGGCAAAGCTCCATTTGTGGACACGACGTACGAAGTTAAGGACAAGGGGTGGTACGCCGGACGCGGAGTGCCGGAGCAAGTTGCGCCGGAAGAGTCGTATCTGAACAAGCTGATGAACGGCAAATCAGACGCGATTACGTTCTACAACACGCCAATGTTCCGCAGTGAGCGCGACATCCCCAACAGCAGCAACATCCGGTTTAGACCAGGACAAATACTGCCATACGCGTTGCAGCCGATAATGATGCCGCAACCGCCAATAAGCTGGGAGCAAGAGATTGTGCAGACGCGCATGATTGCCGAGCAAAGATTGTCGCTACCGGATTTTGGTGTTGGCCAGATGATCAACACAAAAGAACGGCGCACAGCCACGGAAGTAAACGCTATTGGCGGGATGATGGAACGCTCCGTCGATCTGCGTGCGCGGATATTCCGGTTGGCGCTGGCTCGCGTCTACCGTCAAGCGTATCAGCTTTATTTGCAGTACGCGCCGAAAGACTTGATGTTCCGGTATCTGGAAGACGCGACGAGTCTGCAAGCTGATGCACTTCACGGCGAATACACGATTGAGCCGAAAGGCGGTGTAGACGGAGTGGATCGTTCGATGTTGATGCAACGTGCTATCATGCGGAAACAGCTAATGGCGCAATCGCCGTGGATAGACCAGATCGAACTGGACAAGTCTATACTAGAACTCGACGACCCAAGTCTGGTTAAGAGGCTGGTACGCGATCCGCAGTTCAAGTCAGCGGACGAAGCTGAAGATGAAGCACATAATATCCCCATCATGGAACGCGGTTACACGCCGGTTCCAAACCAAGCTGACGATCCAAGACCAAGATTGCCGGTGCTTTTGGGTTACATAAACAAGTTAAGCCAGCAAGGCGAAGAGCTTGAGCCGGAGGGGCAGCAAGCATTTACGGGACGCATTAGCACATTGCTTGAACAACTTGAGCAAGTTGACATGAATGCGGCTCGTCAAATACGGAAAGAACTAAATGATACGGTTAACAGAGATACACAAGCGGGTGTTGTCAACAATGCTCAAGCCGCTCCGATGGGTCAACCAGCCCAAATGGGAGCCGGATGATGAGCGAGCATTACGAGCTTTTTACTCAACAAAAAGCGGTAAGAAATTAAAAGCATGGTTACTAAACGCAACACTACAACATAACGCGACAGCGACAGAATGTGGTAGTGAGCTTGCGTGGAAAGCCGGATATGCTAATGGATTCCGTGGCGCTATTGCATCAATCGATGCGTTAATGGTTCCACCCGAAACTTCGACCACGGACGCGGAAGAAGAGTTCGACTGGTTGCGTCCATAACTTACAGCTACGAGATCGTGCGACTTGTAGCTGAAACTAGCACATTACAGCGTGCCACGTATGTGGGGCATGGCTGATTTTAAGCATACAACAAAATGGCTGGAGTAGAGACGACGATGGAAGAGCTTTCCGCAATCGCAAAAGCGATGGATAGCGGGAAGAGCTTGGAAGAAGCGCGGGCAACAATTGCACCGCCGGAAGCGAAGCCGGAAAAGCCGGAGTCGGAAAACCAAGCTGATCCACCGCCGGAACCAGGACAGCCGAAAAGTAATGGTGAGTTGAACCCGTCGAGTGGCGGGGAAAGTTCTTTGACAGAAAAGACCGAGCAGACGGAGCCGGATGTCTCGCGTGAAGCGAAGGAAATGGAGCGCAAAATGCGTTCGTGGAGTTCGTTGAACACAGAGAAGGAAAAGCACCAAAAAAAGGTCGATGAGTTTGATCAGCGTCAAGAGAAGTGGAAGTTGCAGCAAATGGAGTCTACGAATGAACTTCGTGACGAAGAGGGCTACAGCGCCAAAGATTACGACAAAGTTGAAGCGGAGTTCCGTGAAGACGGGGAAGATAAGTTGGCTGACGAAGCAAAAGCGAATGCTGAATCATTGCGAGAGAGCGAGCGGGTAACCGCACAGAAGCTCAATCAAAAAGATTTCAGCAAGACGTTTAGCGACAATTACGCGTCAGCCAGAACAAACTATCCCGATCTTGGGAACCACGACAGCGAACTGTTCAAACGAACCGAGCAAGTTTTTTTGCACTATCCGGAACTGTTAGGGGATGCAGACGGGCCGCGTAAAGCGGCGTGGGTTGCGTCACGCGACATACTGGCGACACAAGCAGAGTCTTTTCGAGATGAGAACCAACGACTTACCAATGAGTTGGATGAGTACAAGTCAAAGCTATCGATTGGTGGTTCACAACCAGCGCCACGTCCGGCGACAAAAGAGTTTATGGACATGGATACGGATGCACGATTTAAAATGCTGACGGACAACGCTGCACAGATGGACAGGCAATCGGGGGGATGATTAGTACAGCACAGTAAACTATTTAAAAGAAAGATATAAATTATGGCAGATGCAATGACACTCTCAAGTGATCTCTCTTCCCAGTATAGGGAACACTTTGAATCACAACTGCTCACATATGCAGTTCAAGCCACTCGCAAAGCGGAGTTTGGCCAAAAAGCACCTCTTCCCAAAGGGGTGGGATCGAAGCAAATCAGCTTCTTCAAGTACGGTGCGCCGGATGCTGGTCAAATTAAAGACCTGACTGACGCAAGTGCAAACGAAACATTGGCAAGTACGGTTTATTCGCCGATTGATGTTTTTAGCGCTACGGCTGGAGATAGCATGCCAAACGCTTCTGGTGTTCGTCAGTTGTCACTTTCCAAGGTGACGGCCACGCTTCAGCAGATTGGGCAAGTAGTTGTGATTTCGGATGTTTTAAATAACACCGAGTTTCTCAACTCGCTATCGCAAGCTACCAAAGCTAATGGCGAAGACGCAGCGTTGAAGTGTGACGAGATTGTTCGCAATCACATTATGCGTACGGTTGCTGGTGGCGGCGGTGCTGCTAACTTGACAAGCAATGCCGAGACGGCTGGAGCTAACACGCTGTTTGCGGGAGCCAATACGAGTTTGGCATCTGCATCACTACCCGTGATGGTTGCCAGCGATGTTCTGGATGTGATGACGCAGTTGCGTATCAATCGCGCTCCGGAAATCAACGGCGGTTACGTGTGCGTTGCAGCACCACAAGTGCTTCGTGACATCATGCGCGACAGCGACTGGCTGAATGCGGCTACACGTTCAAACGTGAGCGCGTTGTACAACGGTGAGGCGGGTTCGCTTTACGGCGTTCGGTTTGTGGAAGACACGCAGCCGTGGCGTACTGGCGTAAGTGTAGACAACCACGACACGTATTCAGCAAGCGGAACTGCGTTTGGCTCCATCTTCTTGGGTGGAGAAGCGTTTGGTGTTCCCGCGTTAAGCGGCGACAGCCCGATGAGTCCGTCTATCCAGATTGTGGATACGCCGGATAAGAAAGACCCGCTGAATCAAGTGATCACAGTCGGGTTTAAGACCATGTACACAGCCAAGACGCTGACAACCGGATACTACATCCGATTCTTTAGCACTACTGGTTACGCTGGTCTGTAATCGATAGAATCATGGGGTGGGGTGGCTGGCGCTGCCCCATCCTTTTTATATTTTTTTAATGCCAGTTTACGAGTACAAGTCAGATACGGGCGAAGTGATTGAGCTAGAGCGCCCGATCACGGAGCGAGACAATGCACCCGATGGATACACGCGTATGATTTACCCATCGCGTATTAGTGTTCCAAACGGGGCAAGCGATGAAAAGGGAATGAACAAAGAGTCAGTTCGCCGTGGTTACTATGAACAAGAACAGAAGATGGGTAGTCGATGGCGCAGTAAGCATTCAGTAAAAGCAATTAAAAGAGCTTGGGAGATTTAAATTATGAGTTATCAAAACGAGAGGTTTA